CTGCAGGTACGTTTGCCCCTGAGGAGAGCGGTGAATGGGAACCTGGTTTAACTAGCTTACTACCAACTGGACCTGTAGACATGGCAGTGGAAACAATTTTATCAGGTATTATGCAAGACAATCCTAAGCTTGGTATTGCGCTGGGCTTGTTTGGACCAAAAGTCGCCAAGACAGTTAATGTGAGTGGTGGTAGGGCATTATCACGTAGAGGGTTTAGAAAAGGATTTGAGAAAGCCAAGACAGACCCTATGTTTGGTGATATTGACTTTGAAGAACTAAGTGAGTTTGTCCCATTTCATTCGACTAAAAGCAATATGTTAAAACAGGGTGCTGTAGGCCTATATCAGCCTAAGGCAGGCTTACGACATATGCAGCAGCAAGCTAAAGCTGACAAGACTCCAGGTTGGATGGATATTTTCGAGCAAGCTCGAGCCAGGAGAGTGCCTATAGAGCCTATAGGAAGGAGGTACAATGTTCATGGTATGCCTAAACCAATGCAGTTTTCAGATTTTACACTATGGCATCTGTTGAGTATGCCTGGAACGTATAGGCAGCTCCCAAAAACCGCATTCCACGAAGCGGCCCATTTTAAACAACACATGCGTGGAACGAGTGCAAGTGCACCATGGGATTACCATTCTCTTTCTATGGGTACTTGGCCGAAACCTAAAAACGTCCCAGGAGGACCGGGATTTAAAAAACTTCCTCATTCAATGCAAGAAATAATTGAAACGAATCCAATACGTCAAAAGAAAATAAAATATTTATCTAATCCTATAGAGACAGAGGCGAGACTTGAAGAAATATGGTCATTTGGTAAGAAAGCTAGTAAGTCTGAATTGCGTGAATTGAAATATCTAGGCTATTCAGACAACCAAATTGATAAAATGATAAAAGATTACGGCAAGGCAAGAGCAGAATGGTATCCGCCAAAATAATTTTTACTTATTAAATAGCACCTCACCCCTCCCCCTCATCTTCTTCTGCCACGTAGTCTTCTGACTCTTTGACATGTTCTTTGGACAGTCAGGTAAAGACTCTACCCTTGTATCGAAGGAGGGAGGTGCAAGTCCACAAAACAAACGTACTGTCTCGTTGTATTCCCGTAAGGTAGGATTGTACGTTGACTTTGCGCACATAGCACACTTCACCCCCTCGATTTTAGGGCACCGTTCAAACAACTAGGCTATGCTGGTATGCTATCGTCGTCTTCGGCTTCATCAATGGACAGTGACATATACTTGGTTCCCTGCTTGGACTCATTGACCCAGGCTGCAACCTTGTAGTCGTTACCGTCTACATTGAACCCACCTATAAAGTCAGGTTTATTATCACCCTTTTCTTTGTAGCCGTTCTTGAATAGCACACCCTTGTTAGGGTCTGATTTTCCTATTGCCATGTTAGTAACTCCTCTTGAGCTGTTGTATTGTTGATTATTCCGGCATACTCAGGGTTAATTTCTACACCTACGTAGTACCTCCCGAGTCTCTTTGCCACTCTAGCAGTTGTGCCTGAACCCATGAAGGGGTCAAGTACTATGGCTGCCTCGCGGTTTTCGTGTTTATTCCAACACTCGCAAGTTGCTTCCCAGCCGAGAGTTACATACATTGTCTCAACTGGTGGTAGAGGCCCTACACCACGCTTTCCTTCTGTCAGGTAGGACCCTTCAAGTTTTTCTTTAAATCCTTTACCTTTAACATTTTCGTATTCTTTACTATATCCTACTGCCCTTACAAACGGTGAACTGCAGGTTCTACATACTCCATGCTCACTGGTACCTGCCTTAATACAGGGCGTTACAAGGCTCTCAGGATATGTGGCAAAATGCTTTATACCTGTACCCCTTGTAGGGATAGTCCATACGTCACGCATGTTCTTATTTTTTGTCACTGCCACGTAGTCGTAGTAGTAGTCCTTGGCCTTCGAGAATAGAAATAGATGCTCATAGCTTGCGCCTGGACGGTCTTTTGCAGAGTCAGGCATAGCATTAGGTTTATGCCACACAATATCGCTGCGCAGTATAAAGCCCATGTCTTTCATGCGGTCTACCACCTTCCACGGCACGCCTACAAGGTTCTTATCAAGATAGCTGTCACCTATATTAAGCCAGAGGGTGCCGTCATTACGTAGAACCCTGTGCACCTTTTCCATTATCTCGCACAGGTTTGATACGTACTCCATGGGAGATGCTTCGAGACCTAGTTGTTTCTCTTTACCATAGTCTCTCAGGTTCCAGTACGGAGGTGAGGTAACACAGCAGTGGATATATTCAGTAGGAATATAGTCCAGCATATCATATGCGTTACCTACCAGTACTTCATTCCTTAGGTTCTTCTTCTTTTGCATCTGTTACAAATGGTCCATCTTCATCTACGTCCACATCATATTCTTCTGTGTTAGCTGGCTTAGATTCGTTCATAAACGCCTCCAGCTTTTCAACACGGAGCGTCAGTCTGTCCATGCTGTTTTCCAGGTCAATCACTCTTGCCATTGAATAGCTCCTTTAATGGAACTCTCACAAGTTCGGACTGATTATTATCTCCACCTTTCATAATATCAGCCTTGCCTGTGGTTACGAGTTCGGTTACTGTTTGTCTAAGTTTCTTCACCTTAAAAATAAGGGCTGTGTGAAATTCCCCACTTGATGTCAAGACATGAATCCACCATTCTGCATCTGTAATGGACAGTCCACTTGGCCTGCCCTTGTAGCCTATTTCTATGACTATGTTCCCTGTGGTGCGCCATATGTCTCGTTCTGTCTTAACCTCAATAGTACCCTTGTTTTCAAATATTTTCCTGACACGTTCTTCCCAGACCTCGCCAAATTCGAGGTCTATATCAAAGTTACTCGGACTCATCTTTCTCACCTTTTGGTTTGTACTTATGCTTTGTCAAGGATTTAACATCAATGCCCATAGTCTCAGCCAGTTGTCTAATTCTCCTCTGCACAAGTAGGTATCCAAGCCTGCGCATTATACCTTCAGGCGGCAGGCTTTTCTGTTCAAGATACTTTTTCATTACCCTCATGTATGTAATCTCAGGCACACTGCCCTCCTTCCCATGTTACAGAACATGCGGTGCATGTACACGCTGCCTTTTTCATGAGAGACAGGAAAAGTTCTGCCGGTATAACAACAAGCGGCATGTTTCTGTCCTCACGGATGAAAACCCCAACTTCGTTCTTCTCAGGGTACAACCATTGTGCGATTTTCTTTTTCCGTTTGCAGCCATAAAATTTGCTCGCAATTTCCAAATCTCCTTTTTCATGTTGTGCTCCACCCCTGTCCCTGTTATGGGCCTGCAAATCATATGACTTGGCAATGCGAACAATCTCACGTTGTAACTCAGCACCTCTCTGACGGTTGCGTCTACCTCTTCGGACGTTCTTTGAGTTTGTAATGGATTATCCCCCTTTCATCTTTTCGCTTGGTAATCTTGAACCCTTCACACTTGAGAAAATATACGGAGGCACGTAACGAAGGAGTGCCGTACTTGATACAGGCTTCTGCATCTGTAAGTTCTTCGCCTCTGAGAAGAGCGTTCCCTATTATAAAATTATGCACATCAAACACCAATCAACCCCTGCGAAATTGCATCTGTAGTGGCCATTTCAGGTGTTTCATAAAATTTACACCTGTCACCTAATATCCCTACATGCGCACTGCCGGGATTACCATATCTATTCTTACCCAGGATAAGTTCAACACTGTTCTTACTTGCTGATTCATCTGTAGGGTTCTTTGCATATGGGTAATGCGTAAACATTACCATCTCCGCGTCCTGTTCTATAGAGCCTGAGTCACGTAAGTCTGAGAGCACAGGCCTGCCTGACTGTCGCATTTCAATCTTTCTATTCAACTGCGATACGGCTATCACACAGAGGTCCAGTGTCTTGGCTGTCCATTTATATTTTCGCATTACAGTATCAATGGCAACCTTTCTGTCGTCTTCGCAGCCCCTGACATTGATAAGGCCTATATAATCATCAATCACAACGTCAGGCTTAATCCGTTTAATCTCTGCAAGGGTACCGTCAAGGTCCATAATATTATCATACATTATAAGGTTCTTGTACTTCTTGGTAAGCCTGGATGTCATTCCTTCCCATTCTTGCAAATCACTTTCACTCATGTTGGTCCTGATTCGGGAATAAGTTAATGACTTGGACTCGATAACGAAAAGCTTTTTCATCATCTCCTCGTTGGTCATCTCCCTGTTGAATACTAACACGCGGTGACCGTTACCAGATAAGAGGCTAACCATATTGATAATGAGTGTCGTTTTGAATTGACCTGGCCTACCGGCCACCACGCTAATTTCTCCCCTTGTCATACCCCCGGTAAGGTTGTCAAGGGCGCCTAAGCCGAATTTAATTACATTGGAACCACCTGACATAACATTCTCGGTGGTACTTGCTATAAGATTGGATATGTCAAATCCTCCAGAGGGTCTAGACCGCAGAATACTGTCAAATCTTTCCTGTATGTCACGTATGGCATTTATACCCTTGTATGCAGGGTCGTCAATGGAGTCTTTAATTTTAACAGATGCCCTGACACATTCCCTCAACAACCATTTATCCACTATCTCACTGGCATGTGCGTTTAAATTTCCTGTCGTATACACATCATCAAGCAGTCCTGTCAGGTAGTACCTGATGTCGTCCCGCTTTGCAGTTGGAAGTTCGGCACACAGGGTCATAATATCTATTGCCCTGTCATTCTTACGTAGTGCAGTAATGGTTCTCCATATTGTGCGATGGTCCTGCGAGTAGAACATGCTTGGCGAATGAATGTGCTTGGACGCTTCTTCGTATTTTTCAGGGTCTGAGAGAACCTGCCCTATGACAGACTTCTCCATCTCCAGGTCGTGAGGGTACGCCTTAGGCATCTTTATCTTTCATATATAATATCAGTGCGGTTAAATATATTGCCATGTCAACGGCCTCTTCCAGTACATCTTCAAGGTTATATGTTCCATCTAATGGCATTTCTTTTCCAAATTTTACGTTACCTATGTCAAGCCTACGGCTGATATAATCCATGACTTTTTTGTTATTCCCCTCAATCACAATCATCACCTTTGCACCCTGCAACATACGTTCCCTGTGACATCTGTATCTCCTTTTCAATATCGACCCTGCTTACTGGCTCGTCTCGCTGGTCATTTGCCCTGTCTCGTTTAGCCTCTATCATGTCGTCTCTAATCTTTCTCATGTCCTTTAACAATGCATTATAAGGTTTTTTCCATTTGGGGTCTATTGGAAGCCTGATTGTTTTTACTGCAGTGAGGGCCCAGAGAATACAATTCAATTCTGATTCGGTGGTTTTTATGGTTACTACTACTTCTAGGTCTGTCATACCAATTCTTTATTAATGAATGTAAAGGGAAAGTAGGGACTTGGCAGGTGTTAATTCACTGACGTAGACATTTTTCGCATTTGTTTTTTTAACGTCAACCAAGCCCCTAGCATATCCTTATTCTAGGCGCTTTCCGTCGCCCCAGGCGTGGGCAATCTTAGCTTTTGCAGCCTTGCGCTGCTCACCGAACCTGCCTACCCATTCTTCGTGAAACACGTCAATGACCACAGGTTGGCCAACAATATCACTGGCTTCTACTTCAGGCAGTCTGTACAGTACTCTTCCGTCACCGTTGGATACAACTGGAATCTCAATTTTAAAGGTCTCCAGGAGTTTCTTGTACTGTGCGTTACCCTGCCCGACTTTCAGGCTTTTGGTATCATCGTCTGTAGTATCTGCTATGAATCGCCAGATACCACTGTCGTGTACTGTGGTTCCTGCGTGTTCTCCTGCCTCAGGGGCTACAACATACACCGGTGCGTACACCTGTGCCGGTGAGCCATATCTAGTTTTCCTTTCATAGATATTGAGGGATTTAACATGGGCAGGATATGTGCCGGCTGGAAGCATACCGTTGACCTCGGGGTCATACAAGGCTTCACCTTCAAGGTTGTCTAAAACCTGTTTAACATTTGCCATATTTAATTAAAATATGTCAGATGTAGACGTGCCTGTCAGTCCATTGGGCTTGGCAGTCTTAGGTGGTAGGCCTTCAGCTTGCTGTTTAACCGCATTGGCAACTTCCTCTGCACTTGCAAATTCAGTACCACCAATGTAGCCAGCAGATGCTAATGCTCTACCGATAGCGGAAGTCTCCGCGTTCTCTACGTGTGAGGTCTTGTTGATGAAACCTGCACCCTGTACCTCGTAAGCGTGACCTGTGAAACAATGAAATGCTTCAGATGTTTCCTCGGTTGGTCCAAATTCCACCGGAAGTGTCAGTGTTGCCTTCATGAGTACGTATTCGTGTACGTTGTCATTCAGGATTTCCGTGTGCATACTGTAATTGCCATTTGTATTACTGTTCAATTCCACTATCCTCTCTGCTACTGTTTTGTACATTTTACCTTTAATATCTACAGGCATTTTAGTCTCCTTCTACTTTCTTTATTGTGTTAATACCGCCACCACATACATCGTAGTAACCGCAGTACTTTTCATTACATTCCCAGGCGTACACAGGCGCAAATCCAAGCTTAATAGGGGGTATCCCCTTGCTTAAAGCATCTTTAACTTGCGTCCAGTATTCTTTGGCCTGACCAACGTAATCCAAATCTATTTCTACTTCTCTCATTGAGCTATCATCTTTTTTATAGTAAGTAATTCTCAGGCCTTTTAGTTCCCTGTTATAATACTCCTCATACCACAAACCATAGGTGCCAATCTGAAGTGCATAGTTCTCAGAGCCAGCAATACCTTTACCCTCCCTACCGAACATTGACTTCCACTTCCATGCCCCGCAGGTCTTAATATCATACAGCACATCCTGAGAGATGAAGGCGCAGTCTATAAAGCCTTTAACACCGTATGTATCCAGAATAATTTCCTTTTCAATAAAAATAGGCTCACCGTTCACCTTAGCCCACCATTCAATGGATTCTTGTATATCGGTATGAACCACATCGCCAAGCCGGAACAGCCTTAAGGTGTCCGAACTTGGCGTCTCTGGTTCTTCGCGGTCTATTGCGTGGAAATAATGCTTACGGGCACAAAGCCCTGATTGGCTTGAATGAAACCATCTGTCCTCACCTCTGTAGCGTATATCCATTTTACGCTCATTGAGATGGAGGATGTACTTATCGTATATGTCTCTAAGCAGTCCGCCCTTGTGTGCCAAGCCTTCTCCCGCGCGGTTTTAGAACTTTACTACCTTCTCTGTTGTTGTAGTCACTGAGAAGTATGTTTAGGGTTGATGTTATAGTCGTACCTTTAATGGAACAGAGGGACTTGAACACGTCCCAGGTGTCGTTGTCTGTTCTAAAAGAGACTGTCTTAGTAAATGGTAATTCTGACAAATTGGACATTTATTTCACCTTCTTTCGTTTTTCGCCTGTCAGCCTATTCGTAATCTAAACCGATTTGAACATAGCAAACAAGCTTTTTTTTATTTATTTTTCTATGTCTATCTTATATATATATAAACCTATAGTCTACAGGTACAGTCTTATATCTATAGGTTACATATGTATCTATGTCTATGTCTATGTCTAAAGAAGAGAATAGACCACGAAGAACCAGCAAATGAGGTAATACTTGTATTATACAACTATTATTATTATTTTTCGGAATAGTATGCATCTACAAGCTTTTTCAGGTGTGTAGGGTTGGACTTGTTACTAATCTGATTCAGAATTTCCTCTGCCTTTTGCAGGTTGGACTTCGTTTCTTTTCTCAGCTTTGCCCCTCTCAGAACACCTCTTGCCATTACGCCTTCATCATACATGATTAAAGGTTTATCTTCTGATACGCTTGCGTTGTAATGTTTTCTTTCTGCGTACCATTTAAGCGTTGCCCTGAGAATCGTATTGGCCACAGACTCATCTTCTAGCCTGTCTTTGAGATTTTGGACAGTTTCTTCTTCGGGAGTTTTACTTTTTTTCCACATGAACATTGTACCTCCTTTCTTGTTCCGTTATTCTTTTCATTGGTGAAGATTATTTTTTTTATACCAGACCACAGGTTTATTAAAAAAAGGTTATTCATGTTACTGCTCCTGTGCAATATCATCCACTACCTGTTGTAGTGTCTGTATATACTTACGACCTTTGTATTGGTCTGTCAGTGCTCTTCCTTTCTCACGTCTGATTATACCAAGCAGAAACTGACTTACCACCATCCTTTCAGCTTTAATTGGATTGATATTGTCTCTCCACGGACCTTCATCTGCCCGATTGCGTCTGTGTGGTGCAGGGTCCTGCCACGTAGTTTCATACAGGATATTACATCCTGTCTTTTTACACTTTTTTAGCATCACTACGTTCCATAGGCATTTCAAGGTAGTCCTGCAGTGATTCGGATTCATAGATTGCCTGATACAGAGGAAAAACTTCATCCAACAGTAGTTGCATATCCGCTACATTGCTCGGCTCCTGTTGATGTGTCTCAGGCCTACTTTCTATGGATGCTATGGCAAGCACAAGGGCCTGGCTTATAATAAATCGGCCTCTCATTGAGTCCAAAAGCAACAGGGCTTCCTCATGTTTTTTTATTTTTGGTTTCATGTGATTTCCTTTATTTGATAGCTAAACATAAAGTTACACCGAAGGCAAGACCTACAGGCAGTATAGGCTTATAATTAGAGCCTTGCCAACGGTGTAACTATATTGCGGTCAGTCGGTACTGGTTAGATAGTCCCGCAGAGATGTGACAGGGATAAAATACCTATGTCCAATCTTATTGCAGGTTATCTTATTGACTTCAACCAGCTTCTTAATGGTCCCGTAGGACACATTAAAGCACTTCGCCGCATGATGGAACGTCCAAAACGATTCACCGGCAATATAAACATTACCAGTAAAGTCCTCTTTAGGCGTAATCACGTCTGCTGGCCCTGTAGTTACAGTTGTGCCAGTATCAGTGGCAACACTGTTGTTTGCAGGGAGCGGCAGAGCAGGCGTAGTGGTAGGCGTGAAAGTGGTAGTACCAATTCTGGCATCTTCCAGTTCCTGCCTCCTAGCTGATTTGGCCAAGTTAGCTGCCCTATAATCCTCATAGCTATCGCATTTATCTATGCGGTTAGCAGTGGTATAGTGCATCTCGACCAAGTCGGCTACCATTTGGGCTTTCAGACCATGAGCAAACAAGCTTTTAGCCTTGTCAAACCGCTCTTCGGTCATTCGGCGCTTTGGCGTACCAGCCTTACGATTGGTTAACTTCATCTTACGATTGGTTAACTTCATGACAACCTCCTTCTGTTGACCCTTGTGGAATATAGGTAGTGCGTAAGGGAACTCCGCTTAATATACCTATTTCAGTTACTTACTGAATACTTACTGAATCCTGTTTTATTGCCTCTGCCGTTAGCATTAATTGTATGACATGGGCAGAAAATTCGTCCAAAAAATTGTCAAAGCTGGTTAAAATCACCGTGGTCTTCTCCAGTAATTCCAGACACGTGTCCTCATCACCGACCTTAATAGCCTCGAATGCTTCATCTAGCAGGTCCTTAACATTGGAAATATCTTTCAGGGCATCATCTGTACGGGTTGTAAATGTCTCGTTGTCCATCTTTTCTCCTTCTGTTTTTCTTTTGCCTGATTTGTGCGGCAGTCCTACCATGCTTTTGCAGGTATGCGTCCTGCTCCCGCCTGTCCTGTTTTCTGCGTTTGGCTTTTTTGTTCGGCATTAGAATGAACTAATCCTGACTATCATATCCTTTGAGCCAGACACCCGTTGCCTGTAGTCCAGGACATTATCATGGAAGGTCTTGTCTTTAGACCAGATTTCATCTATCTCGTCGGCATACTCATGGTCAGGCTTGTCATATCCGTACCTGTCGCAACACTCGCCACACATAGCGTGTGAGCCTACGAGTACTCCGCCCATGAGGTTTTTCCCACGGGGGCCATTGCAACCATCGCATACGACCACTTGGCCGTAGTTGAACTCTTCCATTATCATTTTTAGTCTCCTTTATTTGATAATTTACAAATCAGAAGGGTGAACACCTGAACTCGCGGAGTCCCTTTTATGTACGGGCATGAAGGTTGTCACCTTCTATACCCCTATTATGGATTAACAGAGTATTCACCCTTAATTCTTTTTCTCCTGACTTTCACAGGCTTCCTGCGCTTCAACCATCAGGTTGTCATAATCATCAATGGTAATAACTGGAAAATCATCCAGCCACTTGATGCACAGGTCCATTAAAATCTCACACCTGGTCTGATATTCTACAGGGTCAGTTTTATGTGTTTCCATTTAGTCATCCTCATTCTCATTATTATTGACCATTTCACTTGCAATCATAGCCATTATCTCTAGTTCTTTTGGTGTTTTACCAAGTTTGCCACATGTATATTGTATCACCTCTTCCTGTACGCTATGGAAAAACTCTACACAGGAACCCACTTCCTCCACTTCTTGCTCCAACATATCTATGTACTCCTCATCCTCATCATCATCGGACAGCCTTGTCCTCAGTTTTTCACCCATTAAGACCATATTAGGGTCTATCCGATTACACATGAAGTGGGTCATCGTAAAGGCCGCCTGAACAAATCTCTTTAATGGTGTAATATTCCTTGTATTAACAAACTTGCCTCTAAGGTATTCCTGAATAGCCTCGTCAAGGTCAGTTGCCGGGTCTACTGTTTCTTTTTCTTCCATAGTATTGTCCTCCATCTATGCATCAGCCGCTGTTGGCGGCGGTCCTACCTCATGATATTCAGCAATACCAGAGGATTCAAGTCTATATTCCAACATATCGTTGGCAAAAGCGTAAGCCTCACTATTTGATTTATCACATATCATAAGAACAAACCCTGTATCTCCAGGTAATGTATGTACACAAAACACATACAGCCATTTATTCCCATTATCTGTGACCTGATTAACTATATGGGTAACTTCTTGCCTCTTGGCTAGATGCTCCTCAAGTTGTTCTCTCAGGTTGAACATATCAGCGTGGTTTAATACTTCCTCGTCATCGCCAATCATTTTGATACCTGAACCAATAATAGCATGAAATTGTATCCCTTGGGCTGGTGTCATATTCTGACCTTCCTGATGAGGTCCATAAAATCATCTTCGTCCTGGCACTGATACATCTTACCAATAAACGCATCTCGCCATGACATTAAATCGGTTTTCCCCGAACCTAACGAATTATTAAGGTACAGTTCCACATCATATATATCCTCGTCGTCCAAACCATATCTGGTGTCCAAACAGTTGAACCAGTAAAGTTTTCTCACATACCTGGAAGCATTACATAAAACCTCTATACCATCAGCGTCACCAAAGAACACTACTACCCTACTCTTCCATCTCATCCAGTGACCCAGTCTCCATTCCATGGAATATATATCTGCATGGTGTGAGATATAATCACAGGTATCTTCCAGCGGTAAATCTTCATATCTGCTGGTTTTAGGGTTCATCCGGGCTGTCATGCGGGCATTAGGTGCCGCGTAAATCTCCACATCATTAAGTTTTAAGGCCGCAGTGGCAATACCACTAAAGAAAGTGGCCTGACGGCTACAACTAGGACTATTATCAAGAACCAGCACAAGCCTTTCCTTTTCATAGTCAACCTTGCACTTGTTTATAGGCTTACGTGTGCATGACCTGTAAAGTAAGTCTTCCATATACCATTCATCGTCACCAGGTACAGGTTCACCTGTTAAATCTTCAGCAATCTTGGCAAACACATTGGCAATAGCGTTATTAAGCCTCTTCTTTTTGATATGTTTTATAATAAAAGCTGGGTCAGTAGTATCCTTGTTGAGTTCCCACTCAGCCACACCCTCGTCCAAACGCATACGCCTGTTCATGTCCCAGTGTTCGTCACGCCAGCTTAGAGACTCCCTGGTAAAACCACCAACACCCTCATGAAAGCTTGTAATAGGTTTTATTTCCATATCCATATTCACAGGTGGTAAGGGAGACGTAGGTATACCTTGAGAATTAGTGCCTGTGTAGAAATTTACAATGTTGGATTGCTGAGAGGCTTCCTGAGTTTTATTTGCTGGACCATCCATTGAATTTCCAGGTTCACCCTCGTCACTTGGTATATTGGGCTTGGAATCCTGAGATTCACCATCGTCCTGCCAATCACGCCATGTCCTGTTAATCGCCATAATCCTCACACAGGATATCAAGTATATCTATACAGGTGTTAACATGGCCTACAAAATCATCCGGCCAATCAACTCTTAGAATCTTAGTGGTAAAAACAATCACATTGTCCAATAACTTAGCCTTGAGCATGTCCTTGATAAATGTTCTAGCGTCTGGTTCTATAAACCACCCATCCTCGGTAAGCTTGGCCTTTATATCTTCGTATTCCATACTATGTACACATGCCCTAGTAAGTGGGAGATTCCCGCTATACGCGTATTCCATCAGAAACGGCTCTACCGCAGGCTCTATGTGACCATTAATTCTTATTCTAAGTTTGATATTCCTCTTGTGGTGGTGGTGATAGAACTTCCATTCCACGTTACCATAGGTATATGTCTTGTGCATCTTGGATGGAACTATTACCATTTTATCAAGCCTTGTAAATTCGTCATGATGAGGAATATCCTTGTCAGGCATCGGACTGGTAAATTTTTCCATGCCCCAGCCATTATCAAAAGTGCAGTCCATATAAGTATCTTTACGGGCAAGTGCTTTTAAGTGGAAGTCCCCAATGATACCAAGTGTAACATTGCAGGCATTGTAGTATTCGTTATACCCAACAGTACCAGTGTATGCAAGGAGAGCATTTGAAGGACGCCCAGTACTGTCACGATGACCTAAATATCTATCTACCAAAAGTTCAAGATATTTCAGCGGGCAGATAATATCCAGACCATTATCTTTGGACCACCTAAAATCAATTTCTGAGTTTGGTATGTCAGGACTTACATGCCCCCTAAATATTACCTCATCCTCAGTCGCCTTATGGACGTGCAGGCTGGAACCGAAGTTTATTATCCAGTTAATATCATCCAGGGTAGCGAGAGGCTCGGAGAGCATTACCTCACCTCGAATCGCCTTGCCTCTGGTTTGATATGTGGCATCCAGTTTATTCATAATACGGTAAATCTCTTCCAGGTATATAATCTTATCATTAATTAAATGACTACCACAAAGCTTTGCCCACTCCATTCTACCTGAATGCTCTGAAGGTCCCTCAGCCATGCGGTACAGAAAAGTATAGGCTGAATTGGTGTTCTCCATTAATAGAGTGGAATTACTGGCAGAAATGGCCTCACCTGAATCATCTGGTGTCATGTCTATATCCTCAAACTGTGTAATCACAGGCTCAGGCATCATTACTTTTTTGGTATCATTTTCACCGTCATCGGACACTACACCACTGTAAACATCAGGGTCTAAAGCGACCATTTCCCTTTGAATAACCTCATCACTATTTTCCTCGCCTGTAGCAAGGAGTTGATGGTTTTCCTCGGTCTTGGTCACAAACTGGTAAACCAGAGTGTTCCAGTCTGCATCTACACCTAAATGGTCTATGGCGTCCATTAACTGTCTTAATTCTTGGATGGTAGCTGCTTTGGGTAATCTTGCCGCAAGGGTCCGCTTGTAAAGCATTACCATGGTATTAATATGAGGGTTGTCCTTGTGGGTCAGTTCCAGTGCCTGATGCACCAGCTTCGGTGCCAGCGGAGCCATATCTATTTTAGGAAATCTTCTATAGAATGCCTCGTGGAACTGCCTCTCATCATTGGCTGTAAAGAACACCATCATATTCTCAAATTTGGCGGTAGTTTGCTTACCAGGAATAGATATTCTACCATACTGAAAGAAATCCAGTAAAAAAGCATCTGCTGTAGGCCGTGTCTTGTCCCACTCGTCCAGTACCAGTATTACTTTCTTTTTGTGGCTGGCTTCCGCAGCCTCGTAAACCGCACCAGGAGATACCTTGACACCTGAGGCTGTATCCTCATCAGGCCACAGTTTCATAAGTAGGTCATCTTCTTTTGTACCTGGGGCACATTGGAAGAAGAACATTTTATGACCTGTAATCTGTGAAATTATTATTGGCAGATAACTTTTACCTGTACCTGCAGGTCCATAAAGAAACGCACCTGCCACAGGCTGGTTGTTTATACTGGCTGAGACCTGGGCTGCAAACTGCCTAGTGCAGAGATAGCCTGAGTCTGTCAGTTCCTTATGTAGTTTATCTACCTTCATTCTTACGTCCCTTCATACCGTTTGGGTTAGGGCTTCTACCTTTAAATCTTTTAGGCACATGGTCAGAGTGAACACCTCTGTAGACGTACCAACCAGTGTGGTTTGCCTTGAAAAACTTCATTTTCTCCTCAGTGCAGTCCCCATTAGGTGGGAACGAGTCCGAGAACTTCCATCCTACTGGATATAATTTGGTCTTTTTACTCATAGCCAATAATAGATGGGACCTGGCAGGGCAGTACTCACCACGGGCGGTATTCCGCTTCCTGAGGCTGTGTTACGAGGCTGTACATGCACCCCTAACACCTCAGCTTTACTGTTGTAGTTCCTCAAGTTACCAGGTCCCCTCAAGCAGAGACATAGACCCTCCTGAACTTTACCGCACATTGGCGTCCTTCAGAAGAGTCCAGTCCCCATTTCATAGTGTAAAGGTTTTGACCGACCAACAGACTACAGGAGGAGGAGTGGAAAGGAGGGTTGTCTGTCAGCCGGTCGATGTTAATTACAGGTTCCTCCACGTCCTGTCCACATGGTCCACCACCACAAAGTAAAGAATAACTACCAAGTAGATAATTTCTTTACTGGTGTAGAGTTGGAACCAATGAGCGAACAGGTTGGCACACGCCATAAGCGATACCATGATACCTGATATTAGTATTGGTCTCATTTGGTTACCTCTATTAGCTTCTTTACGAATTGGAAATCACTAATTTGACCTTTATCTCTAAGCTTCATTAACCTGTACACAGCCTCACTCTTGACCTCATCCTTAGACTTCTCGACCGTTACCAGCTTGTCAGGTCTAAATTTAAGCCTCAGGCTGTCAACTTCATCCACAGGTGTATATTCAGGTGCAGTGGTTATCCGCACCTTTCTAGTTAAATTCTTTACCTCGTCAATGACCAGTATGGGCAGGTCAGTTTCTTTTATAAATGTATTAACGTGGTCGTTGGCGTAAGCGTAGGACCTGAATACTATTTCCTTTACCAAATCTTTTTTAGTACCCTCCAGCAGTTCTGCAGGTATGCCTATTCTAAAGAGGGTATTCCTGCCGTATCTGGAGAGAGTTATGTTGGCGTGAATCTTATCCAAGCCCTTTAACTTCCTCACTAGAAATACTTACATCAGCGAGTTGGTCCAACTCACTTTTAATCTGGGTAATTAAGTTCTTGAACCTCTCTGCTGAGATAGGTTCGGTGTCATTATTATCAGTGGTATTGTCTTCAGGTGCAAATGTCATGTCACTAGGTGGGCAGTCGCATTCCTGTGCTATCGAGCCGTCTGCCTCCCTATGTATCACGACACCTGTGCTAGTAGTGGAACCTTCAAAGAAGATATTCCTGGAGCCGTTATAGCTACCATCTCCATTGACTGCCACCTCTTTGCAGTGCCATCGTAGGTTCCGATGGTTCTTGCAGGTTAGTGTGACGTGTTTCATTTCCTTTTTTATTTCCTTTATTTGACCTTGTTGGTTTGGGAGTGTACCTCCCAGAACTTCAAATTTTCCCCTGCTTTGGTTAGGAAGGTGCAGGGGATACCTCCGGTTGTAGTCACCACCTATTAATAATTGCCTAGGCTTTTTTAGTCTTAGGCTGCGGCATATATAACTTAGGCTTACGCTCGTTACCTTTAGTATCTATGAAATGCCCTTTAGGGCAGTTCTTAGTATTAAAAGCTTCAAACGCAGTTACATAGTTCTGCATTTCTGCAGTCTGTGCAATTCCGCCTCTGCCGCCGCCTTTGCCAGATGTAACATGCCCTTGGCTTTTAACTAGTTCAATCGCGGCTATTACATCGGCTTTCTTCGTGCCGTTGCTAGGCTTGATTGTGCCAGCTTTTAAGCCAGTAAGCAGGTTGTCTACGTCTTTCTTAGGCAACTTTTTTACTATCTTATCCATATCATAACTTAATACCGCTCAATATTTCATGCAAGCAATATACTAAAACAAGCAAGTGGCGTACATGTAAACGAGCATCACTTTCTTTCTTGAAGTGATGTTCTTATGCTCAAAAAAGATAGACATACATTAGAAGGGCGGAGGGGTAGGCGTATCTATAGAGTGTTATATGAGTAGACATAATATATGTTATGCGCAATCCCTTGTAGAATACAACCATTCTAATTGAGATTGAATCTCAATACCAACTACATAGTTGTATAATACAACTATATACAACTAGTTGTATAATACAACCAGTTTCCCAACTAAGCTATTCCTAACGAAAACGCAGGCGACCGGCGTATACGGCGCATAAAAGGCTCACACACATTGTATAGAATTTTTTTGAAATTTTTTTGAATCGACCCCCACTTGATTTTCTATTCCATTTTTTGCAATTTGCACCAGTATATAAGATATATAAACCTACATCTATATTCTACATACTTCCATTTACTACTATACCTATAGATATAAGATATATATGGACACACAGAATAGAATTATAGACCTGTGGATACATTCTACCTTGATTCTTACAATTTTACCATTTAGATTGCCGTATGCCTACAAAGGGCTCGGAAAAGAAGTTGGCACAGAAGTACTGTTCCAATTGGGTCAGAGGCAACTGCATCGGCAGAATTATTAAATATGAGGACGGAATGACAAAAATATGGTTAGATGAGGAACTTGCGGACAAGGAATGCATTATAGACTCAGGTTGCTACTTTTTTGAAGATTACGTAAGGCCGGCTATAAAATGAATGTTGAAGATTTTGATGCTGAATGTTTGGTTCTGAACGAATCGGACTATTTTTACCTCTGGTGCTGCGATTGCAAGCTCAGGCACCTTGTTATTGTGGATGTTGAAAAGGGCAAAGGTGCGCCTCAGGTTAAAATTGGCATGGTAAGAGACCAGATGGCAACGGAGAACCAAAGAAAGGAAGAAAATATCGTATTGTACAAGAGAAAAGCCAAGAATAAATCTTAATTTTCACCCGGTGGGTAGTTTTGGAAAGGGATAAAGTAATGCAAGTCGTGGGAGTGGTGTAAAATTGTACGAAAAGTCTATAAATGACATTCCACATTACATTTTTGAGGATAAGAATGAATTTTATGAAAAATTTCCTAATGAACGTCTGTATGAGAATTGGAAGGAGGCTCCTGAAGGTGCGTGGACTGAAACAGATGACGGTCAGGTACTTGAAATCCTCAAAAGAGGCAAAATGCGCAATGGAGCATCAAGGTCTCACACCGAATATGTTAGGACTCTCCTCGGTATGCGCATGGTCAGAGATAGCGTTGAACTCTCCGGTGAACCTCCTAAGCACATTTACTCCTTTTCCTGCAACAAATACCCTAAAAGGCGCAGGTTGGAAAGGGAACACTACAATGGACGTGAATTTATTTTTGCACAGTACATTGCCAAAGGAATGGACCCAATTGAGGCATACCTCAGTTCATTCCCTACAAACAAGAGGAAACATGCGGAACTCTCTGCAAAGCTTCTTCTTAAAACTAAGAGGGTTCAAAAGTTGATTACACAGAAAATAGAAGAAAAGATGGATTCACTGGGTATTTCAGAGGATTGGCTGCTTGATGAGGTAAAGAACGTTATTAGTGGTAGGGATGCCCAGGACAATAACAAGCTAAGGGCTCTGGAACTGTTAATGAAGGTCCGTGGCATGTTTCCCAGTTCTGAGCAGAAATCAGAATCATTGACCGTTTTTCAGGGTTTTACACCTGAACAGCTCAAGGCAATACAGAATGGTAAACCTAAAGCGTTAAAAACTGTGGATGCGGAAATAAGTCAGTGACAGAGGAGCGGAGATATGCGGATGCGTTGGGTATTACCCTGTATGAGAACATTGATGAGATTGAACTTGATGAGGCGTTAAGGGAATTGAAGCGGTTATCCTCCATGGTTGATGTTCTGTTTATAGGCGACCCTCAGAGCATGAATTTCATGGCTATGAGTCAAATGTTGAATATTATAGACGCTATTGAGATTCCAATGAGGGTGCCACAGGCAAGTGCATAATGCCTTATAAAAGAGTAGGGAAAACAGTTTATGTTAAAAAAGGCGGCAAGTGGAAAAAGAAGTCCACTACCAAGAGCGTAGCAAGTGCCAACCGCATGCTGCGCCTCCTGCGAGGCGTAAAGCACGGTTGGAAACCCACAGGTAGGCGTGCAAAACGTTAATGTCGAGCGTCTTACAAAAAAGGCGAAGGAAGATAAAGAGGCACCTTTGGAAGAAAAAGCAGAAGAAAAACAGGCACAAGAAGAAGAAAAAGTAGAAGAGTTTAATATTATACCGGCCGGTCTTGCAGACCGTGACCAAATCCTCAATCGCTCATATGATGACCTACTTTACTTTGGTAGGGCATTTCTCCCTAAAGACTTTCTTAATAAGAGCAAATCACCTGAATTTCATAAACGCATTGCCAAGAAGCTGATTAGTACCGTCCCAGGCGGCAGGATATGTAATATTCTTCCCAGGGGCTTTGGCAAGTCTGTAATGGCAAAATCGGCTATTATGCATAAAATATGTTTCGCACCGCAGGGGGAGAGGCAGTTTGTTGCATGGGTTGCAGAGGAGCAGGGTCAGGCTATTGACCACCTCAAGTATATTAAGACCCATATTGAGTACAATGACATGATACGATACTATTTTGGCAACCTTGCCGGTGACGCTGTAGGTAACAGGTGGACCGAGAAGGATATTGTTACAGCTAAAGGTGACAGGTTACTTGCTAAAGGCACAACTCAGAGGCTTAGGGGCCGTACTGAGATTGATGTACGATATACCGGTATTGTACTTGATGACTTTGAATCTGAATTAAACACTAAAACGCCTGATAGGCGGGACGAGATTAAGAAATGGGTAGTATCTACAGTATATCCTGCACTTGAGGAGACACCAGGTAACGAAGGCTGGATTTGGCTTATGGGCACAATTGTCCATTATGACAGTTTCCTGCAGATGGTTTATGAAGGGTTTAGCGATGCTGTGAAGAATGGTAACCCTTATCCTTGGAACGTTGAGTTTATTCGTGCCATGGATGATGGTAAGTCAATGTGGCCGGAACAGTTTTCCATGAAAAAGCTTGAGTCTAAGAGAAAAGAATTTATAGAAGCAGGCCTTGTTAACAAATTTAGTCAGGAGTACATGAATGATGCCAGAGACATTACTAACGCCGCGTTTAAAATTGACCGTGTCCAACACCACAGAATGTCTTTTAGGCGTGCTGGTAATTTCACTTATCTCATTGATGGCGACGACGCTATACCTGTTAACGTTTATCTTGGTGTCGATTTGGCTCATACTGCAACAGTGCGCTCAGACTTTCAAGTCATACTGGTGCTCGCTGTGGACTCAGAAGGGCACAGATACGTCCTAGACTATTTCCGTGAGAAGATACCTACATTTGATGTTCCTAATGAAATTATTAAAATGGCAGAGAAGTACAGCCCTGTGCGTAGGGTTACCATTGAGACTGTGGCTGCCCAGGAGATGGTGAGGGATATGGTTGAACGTATCAGTTATGAACACAGGAGATTAATTCCAGGTATTTTCAAAGGTGTAAAACCTCCTCCAGGCATTAAGAAGGAGGATAGGCTTGAAACGGCATTAGGTCCTTTGATAAACGGCAAAAGGCTGTATATCAAAAAGAGTATGACAGAGATTGTTGATGAGCTGTTTGAGCACCCAAAGGCCAAACATGATGATATTTTAGACGCTTTATACTATGCCAACTACTATGCAAGGCCTATTCGTAGTGGAAGAACAGACGTGGCAAATCTAGAAGAATTGGTAGAAAATCGTAAAAACCCCATCAAAACGACCTATAATTGGCTCACAGGCGCAAGAATATAGGAACTTTTTACCATTAACCTCATTGTATGCCTTGACACATACAATATAACAGGTTAAATTACATATATGCCAATAGATAAAGACCCACGGGCTAAAGCTAACCAGGAGCTTTTTCGCAAGTGGAGTGATTCTAGAAAGGATTGGGATGATGAGGCCCGCAACGATGTGGACTTTTACCTTGGTAATCACTTTACCAGTGACGAATCCGATGAATTAAAGTCCCGCAATCAGGCCGATGTTCCAATGGACAGGACCTCACCTGCCGTTGAAAAGCTTAAAAGTGTTATGACTGCAAGGCCTCCCGGCTTTACAGCAATTCCAAGGGAAGACTCAGACGTAAAAATTGCAAAACTGTGGCGTATTATCCTTGGTTACATATGGGAAACCTCCCAGGGTGACGCCCAGATGAAACAGGCAATTCATGACTACGCTGTTACAGGCCTTGGTTATCTTTTTGTATTTATCGACCATGAATCAGATTTTGGTAGAGGCGATGTAAAGTTCACCCATGTTGACCCGTTCAGGGTCTATGTACCTCCTTCTACTCGTAATCGCTGGTTGGATGACGCTGAAGGCGTCATTCTTTCTACCATCCTCACGGGTGACCAGCTCATCGACCTCTACCCTGCATTAGGACCTCAGATAGACCCAGAAACAGGTGAAATGGTACCTGGTATCATTGAAGACCTTGATACATATTCGGATGAGGACTATCCTTCGTCCAGTATGCAGAATACCATGCAAACATTTACACCTGCAGAGGTGGACAGCAAGGCTGTATGGCCTGAAGAAAAGTATCAGATACTTGAACGTTTTTTCAAAATAAAGGTCCCGTTCTACAGGATTGTAGATATACAAACAGGGCAGGAGTCAGTCCTTGATACTGAAGGTTTTAATCAGTTCCTGCAGGAGAATCCAGGTGTTTTTGAACGTGGGTTGATGGACTTTGAAGAGGTGTTCCAGACACGTATTGCGTCAATTGCATCAATAGGTGAATACTTTCTATATGAGAATGTTATGAACTGTCAGTATTACCCTATTGTTCCACTTCCGAATATTTGGACAGGCACACCTTATCCTAAGTCTGACGTTTCAAGGGCAAGGCCAATGCAAAAGCTTCTTAATAAGCTATGGTCACTGGCACTGTCACATGCACAGTCATCCGCAGGTTTGAAGCTTTTAGTACCTGTGGGGAGTGCTATTCACGGTGTTGAGAGACTGGAACAGGACTGGGCAAACCCTAACGCTGTAATTGAGATTGACACGTCTCAGGGTGAACCTCACTACCCTGCACCTCAACCCCTGGCCTCAGAGTTTTACAAGTTGATACAGCAATGTGAGTTCTATATCGACTTTACCTTTGGCCTGCCTGAGATGATGCACGGGTTTCCTGAAAAGGCACCTGATACTGTGCGAGGCACAGAGCGTATGATTTCACTTGGTACTGAAAGGCCAAAGTCAAAGCTACGGGATATAGAATTTAGTATTAGTCGACTTGGTATTATTATGTACCATATGTCCAAAGGACATTACAACTATCAAAAGATTTTCCGCCTTGCCCAGCCGAATAACGATATTTCGGAGGTTATGGCGAATTACTATGATGATACCTCAGCATCAGTGCTTGATATTATGAGGGACAGGTTGAATATCTATCAACACGACATACAAATCGAATCAGGTTCTACACTACCTACAAGTAAGTGGGCTGAACTTGGTGTTTACATGGAGGCGTTCCAGATGGGGATTGTTGATGATATTGAGGTGCTGAAGAAACATCCTGAGATATTCGATAAAGAAGGTATTATTAAAAGAAAAAGTTTACTTGCTCAAGCCCAACAGCATATTGCTCAGTTGGAAGAGCAGGTCAAAAGCTTGCAGGGAGACTTGCAAACATCACAAAGGGAGTCTGTGCAAGACCGTAAGAGAGTGGCCGTTGAGAAGTTCAAAGGCAAACTTTCGCAGGTCGAAGCAGACGCTAAGGCAAATAGCAAAGTGCAGGCATCAAAGCTTGCCAATGAGGTGAAGCTTGAAATGGAGAAATTAGGACCAATGGCACAACAAATGGCGGCAGAGACTGCGGCCGAGGTTGAGTAATGGCCTAGTTCCGCTCCGTGAGTTTCAAGACATCAAAAGGAGTTATTTATGATAGAAAATGAAGCTGAAGCAGATGTCGTTGACCAAGTGGTTGATGGCTCCGGAGACGCCGGACTTTTTCAGTTTGCAGATGAATCCGATTATAGTGCGTCAGAATCGGCGCATATTGACGAACAGGGAGAGCCTACTTCTGGAGAGGAAGTAACGGACTGGGAATCTGAAGCTAAAAAGTTTCAGTCCCTCTATGACAAATCAAACACTAAATTAAGTGACCTTGAGAAAATGGAACCGTTAAAGAATCTTTTGGAGATGAGGCCAGACCTTGTTCAGAAGCTTCAAGAAGGAATCGTCGGTGGACCGGAGGAGAACCAGGCTAACCCGTCCGTTGGACTTTCAGAAGAGGAGTTTAACCCCTGGGATGCATATTACAAGCCCGAGTCACCATCATACCAGTTCAGGCAAGAGCAGGAACGTGGAATGGTGGATGATGCTCTTCAAGGGCACCTGGCATCTATCGAACAACAGAATGCAATTAAACAGACAGTTAGTGACCTGAGAAGTGTTCACAGGTTGAATGATGACGAGGTCAAGGATTTCCTTGATTGGTCAACTCAACCTAAAGAAGCTGTAGGTTTGGATACATTACTGAAGGTTTGGAGAGATGCTACAGGGAAAAAAGGTGAAACGGAAGTAATGAACTCTGTAGATGCGGTAAGACAGACAAAAACCCAACCACAGACAGCGGCTGCCAGTCATGGCATGTCCCCTCGTCCAAAATCTGATACAGATTCGGCTTGGGACTCTGTTGTAGGCGCAAATCAGAGCGGAAGACTTCCGTAATTTGTTAACTAAGTGAGATAGGAGAAAAGTACAATGGCTATTAATCAAGGTACTTTAAAGTTCGGTGACCCCGGCACAGGTACAGTTGATAGCGCATCTATATCCACAAGACGGTTATATAACTTTGGTGATAGGGTCGCTGACCTTGCACCGGAGGAATCTCCGTTTTTTGTTTATCTCAGCAAAGTAGCAAAGGTTCCTACTGATGACCCTCAGTTTCGTTTCTTGGAAGATAGAACCAAAATTGATTGGACTAGTCGTAGTTTCGTAATGGCAAACGCACCTGGCACGGTGGTAGCTGGAACCAGCTATCCGTTTCAGGTTGCTGATGCTGATACACCTGCGGCTTCAATTGATTGGCTTGTTAAAGGCATGGTCATTGCTGTTAATCCCCAAACGGATGCAACGGTTGACTATGGTTCTGTTATTGTTAGAGTTGAAAGCGCGCCTTCTGACCAAGGCACATATACGGCGTTTACAGGCAAAGTAATTAGCCTGCCGAATGCCAGTCTTGGTGATTATAACAATGTAGCTGACAACGATAAATGCCAAGTAATTGGAACTTCTTTCGCAGAGGGTACTGGTGCTCCTGACGTTTGGTCAAGTGAGCTTCAAGACGACTATGGTTATACGCAGATTTTTAAGACTGCTGCAGAAATGACGAACACTGCTGTGGCTACCCGCTATCGTGGGTATCCAAACGAGTGGGCGCGTATCTGGGCTCTTAAATTGCGTGAGCATAAGGTCGATATTGAACGCACTATGCTATTCGGTCATCGTGCCAGTTCTGGTGGAATCAACTACACTGAAGGTCTTGTTGGTCATTGCGTTGTAAATGTGAACCCCACTGATGGTGGGAGCACATGGTCTTATTCTACAGGGAAACCTTATTATAAGACAGTTGCAACGGGTGAAATGACATATGATTCCTTGCTTGCTGACCTTGAGGTTCTGTTCGACCCTGCACGGGGTGGTTCAGAGGATAAACTTGTGTTGGCTGGTCTTCCCGTAATCACGTTCTTTAACAAACTTGGAAATGGTTTCTTCATTGATACGTCTATTGGTTCTACTTCTAATATGCCGTATACATATGAAATGAAACGCCGTGATGGTGCATTTGGTCATAAACTTATGACCATTGAAACTGTTCATGGTACGCTCCATCTTGTAAAAGAACCTCTGTTTAGAGGATTTTCCAGTGGATTGATGTGTTTCGCTGACATGAGCAAGGTTGCTTATCGTCCTCTCGTCGGTAATGGCGTTAATCGTGATACACATATTATGACTAACGTACAGAGCGCCGATGAGGACCTTCGGAAAGATATGATTCTAACCGAAGCAGGTCTCGAAATCACACTACCTGAGTCTCATGCGCTTTACAGCGTTGAGAGCTTATAGGAGGTGAATGATGAGAGCTGATTATCTAGAACCTAATAGTGGCGTTAGCAACTCTATGTTGAAAATCAAAAGAGTTGTAGCTGATATTACATTAACTACTGAAGACAGTGGGTCTGTAATTCTGTGTAACCCCACAGCAACAACTGAAATCACGCTTCCAACTCCAGTGTCAGGATGGCACTGTAAGGTTGTTATAACTGAAGATACAGATGGAAGTGATGGTGGAATGAATCAAATTACCAATATTGCTTTTGGTAGTTATGATGTTGTTGGTCATATACATGCGTCTGACGGCGCTGCTGGAGATTATGCGGTCGATAATGATGACTACATGAACTTCACGGCTGCAGCCAGCCCCGGAGATAGTGTTGATATTTTTACTGACGGTGCTCGTTGGTATGTCAATGCATTCTGCGAGAATGTATCTGATGGTGACGTGGTATTTCATACTGCTGCTGCTACATAGGCTGAGACAATAATCGAAGTTGGGGTTTAGAACTCCCATATAAGATTACAAAGCTGTTGGCGGGTTGCTCCCGCCTTCAGCTTCTATAAATAGGAGACAATTATGGCAAGTTTAACGGTAACCCTCACAGAGGCGATTACATTAAACAATAGAGACCAGGGTGCCACTACAAGAGCAACTATATCCAGTATTGATGAAATATTTAAGCGAATAGTTACTTGTCCTGCTAATAATGAAACTACTATAGCGCGATTTAGAAGTTCTGTAGGGAATGTAAGTGGTGCTGTTGCGTATGATTCAGCTTTAGATGTTCAAGATGTAAAATATATTAGGGTCACCAATCTAGATGGTTCTAACGATTTAAAGTTGAGCCTACAGGTAGATGTTGGTGAAGATGATACAGGTGCTGATATGTCAGCTACTATTTTGCTAGAAGCTGGTAACAGTTTTATGATGGGTTCACCTGAAGATGGTATAGGTGCTGATGATGATGCTGCTGGCTTAGTGACAAATCTTGTAGATTTAGATAGTCTTGTGGTTCAACCCGGTTCTAACGCAATTGATGTGGAATTGTTTGTAGCAAGTGACTGATATGCGTATTTCAGGTATATGTAGAACACACGGGTATTATAAAGGTGAAAGGTGTCCTAGATGCAATGAGGTACCTAGCGACGATAGTAAGTGGACTACCAACCTTTTCCTAATAGGTGAAGCTGCAAAGCGTAGTGACGTTGAATTTGG